CGCTGTTGACGACGACGCCGGTCGCCGAGTTGGCCCCGATCAGCACCTCGGTGGCGTCGGTCAGGCTGGTGCCGGTGATGAGCACGTCCTGGCCGCCCGCCGGGAGGCCCTCGTCCGGGCTGATGGCCGTCACGGTCGGGAGGGGCAGCGGGGTGTCGGTGTAGGTGTAGGCGGCCGGCAGGGTGCCCGGCCCGCCCAACGTCGTCGCGATGACGTCGACGGTCCCGAGCGTCCCGGCCGGCGTGACGCAGGTGACCCGGGTGGCGCTGCGGACCACGATGCTCGTCGCCGGGTTGGGCCCGAACATGACCGAGGTCGTGCCGGTCAGGTCGGTGCCGGTGAGCACCACGTCCTCGCCGCCGGCCGGCAGGCCCTGGGTCGGGCTGATCCGGGTGAGCACGGGCGGCGTCACCACGATGTAGGTGAAGGCGTTGGGTCGGGTGTCGGTGCCGTCGGGGGTGGTGACGGCCACGTCGACCGGGCCGGCGGCATGGGCCGGGGTGGTGCAGTCGATGTAGGTCCCGCCCAGGCTGACGAAGACGATGGCCGCCGCCGCCCCGCCGAACAGGACCTCGGTGGGCCCGCTCAGGTCCGAGCCGAGGACCCGGACCTGCTCACCCCCGAGCGTGACGCCCGTGTTGGGGACGACGCTGGTGATGGTCGGGGGCACCGGGAGCGGGGCCCCGCCCCCCCCACCACCGCTGTCGCCGGACGAGCGCCACGAGCGCACGGCATCGGGCGAGGCTTCGAGGGCGTAGACGACCGAGTGGGCCACGTCCACCCCGAACAGGGCGGGGTCGTCGCCTTGCAGCGAGGCCGGGGCCAGCACGCCGAGGGCGACCCCGGCGGTGGCGATGACGAGGTTGACCCCGATGTAGGGGTCGACCACGACGATCACCGCTTCGCTCGACGCCTCGGCGTACTCGTTCCAGTCGCGGACCTCGCCGAGGGCCTGACCACTGAGCACGACCAGGCGGGGGCCGGGCCAGCGCTGGAGGGACACGAGGGCGGTGCCGCCCGAGGACGACAGCCGACCCAGCACGGCCAGGTCGTTGGCCACGGCCCGGTCGATCTCGGCGGCGATGACGGCGCCGAGCAGCCCGGCGATGGCGCCCAGCGCCCCGGGCGAGGTCGCCACCTGGGAGGAGACATCGGTCCAGGCGCCGATGGTGGCCGGTCGGCCCATCGAAGCCCGCAGGTCGACCTTGGTGCCGACCAGCGGGGCCTTCTCCAGCACCGGGAGCTCGGTGGTCGGGACCGAGTTGAGCCAGGTGAGCGGGAGGCCCTGACCGTAGGGCTGGGCCAGGGCATCGACCAGGGGCCAGACGGCAGCGGGGGCCGCGGGGACGCGGACGAACAGGCCGCCCACGTCCCCCATGACGGTGTCGGTCCGTCGGTGCGGAACCCCCGCTGGCGCCCGGGTGCTCACGGTGCGGCAGCCAGCTTCACGATGGAGTTGGCGAACGGCGTCGGCCGGTAGGCGGCGATGGCCGCGGCCACGGCCACCTGGCGTCCGAGCACGCTCGGCTCGATGGCGTCGAGCACCGGATAGCGGTACATGTAGCCCTCCAGCCCGTCGGGCCCGCCGATGTAGAAGGCGTCATCGGTGATGGCCGGGGTGACGATGGGCGAGAGGCCCGCCACCGTCACGCTGAACGAGTCGGCCGAAGCCGTGCCCGGGGCGTTGGCCGCGCCGAGCGTCGGGAACAGGGGCCGCCCGGCCAGGTCGGTCGTCGACCCGAGGCGCACCCACCCCGCCGGGCCCATGGCGATCCACGAGGGCAGCGAGTTGGTCACGCCGTAGTACGCCCCGGCGGCCTGGTAGATGGCGGCGATGAGCTCGGCCGCCGTCGCCGGCGCCGGGAGGGCGACGTAGCCCGTCGTGAGCTGCATCTCGGCCACCATGAAGCCGTCGATGTGGTTCTCCAGGCGGCGGCGCAACTGGTCGAGGATGATCTGGAGGCTCGACGGGTTGAAGCTCTGGAGCTGCTGTGAGACGTTCAGGTAGCCGCCGACCGTCGCCAGCGCCACGGGCGATGAGTCGATGCTGAACGCCTTGGACGCCAGCTCGGCCTTCTCGGCCGCCTGGGGGGCCACACCGCTCACGAAGCCGGGGTCGACCAGGAACGGGCGGCTGAACCCGAAGCCGTCGGTCGCCGGGATGTCGCGCATGCCGATGGCGGCGGCGAAGGGCATCCCCGAGGGGTAGGGGTCCGAGACCGGGCCCACCACGGCCTTGACGATCAGGCCGCCGAGGTCGCCGGCGACCGGGGTCGTGACGGCGGCGTCGGTGCCCATGTGCTCGGCCGCCCGGCGCATCACGCGGTTGAAGCGGGAGCGGGCCCCGTCGTCGCTCTGGTGCAGGCAGTCCCACAGCAGCTCGCCGGCCGAGCGGTACTGCGTGGCGTTCGCCGCCGTCGAGGACACGGCCGAGCGGAGATTGCGCAGGCGCTCGGTGGTCGACTCGGAGAGCTCCAGGTCGGTGGTCAGCAGCTCGAGCTGCTCGCGGGAGTGGATGACCTCCTTGTTGAGCGACTCGATGGTCGTCATGTCCTCGTCGCTCAGGTCCTCGCGCTTCTCGGCGGCGCGCTCGGCCAGCATGGCGATGTGGCGCTTCTTGGTCTCGATGGCCTCCGTGAGCTGCTCGACTTTGCTGTTCACGGCACCTCCCTTCGTGGTCTACGGAATGGGTCCGCAGACGCCCGAACGGGGTGCCGCTCTGCAGGGTTGCCGCTCGGAGGCGGGTTGCCCGTCACGCGGGGTGCCGTGTCCCGGCCGGCCAGCCGGGTGGTCGTCGCTGGGCGCGAAGCTAGTCCACCCCGCCCACGGCCTCCAGCATGGCCCGGACCTTGTCCAGGTTGGGCGTGCCCGCCACGGCCAGCGGGTTGTCCTCGGCCCGGACGCTCAGCACCCGGGCGTCGTCGTAGACCGGGGTCGGGGTGGCCGTCACGGCCGACACGTTGATCTGGCGCCGCTGGCGGAGCGACCCCTCGATCACCGGCGGGGCGATGTCGCTGAACTCGACCGAGAGGCCGTTGTGCGAGGAGCCGAGCATGTCGCGCACCTTGGCCAGCTGGGCCCCGTCGTAGAGGCGGAAGGCCCCGTGGGCCCCGTCGTCGGCCTCGTTCAGGTCGATGCAGTAGCCGAGGCGGGCGTCGAACGTGCGTTCGTGGTCGACCGTGAAGCGGATCCAGGCCGGGGTGCCGCCGCGGGTGGCGGCCACCTGGCGCATCCGGGTCGTGCAGCCGGGCAGGAACTCCTCGTCGAACTCGTCGAGCTCGCCGTCGACCATCTCGATGACGTGGGCCGAGCGCCCGAAGGGGAAGATGCGCCCCTCGACCAGGCGCCCGTCCTCAGAGACCGTCCAGTCGGTCGCCAGGCTGCGGACGTGGTTCACGGCTGCTCCTCCTCCAGGGGAGGGCCCTCGTCGGGGGGCAGGGGCACGCCGTAGGTCTGATTGCGCAGCAGGTCGTCCCAGGCGGGCGCCCCGTTGTCGTTGGGTGTCGTCATACTCCCCTCCCGGTGAGCTGCTGGGCGGCGTTGAAGTCGATCTGGTCGGGGCTGGGCGACAGGCGCTCGGCCGCCCGGATCTCCTCGACCTCCATGGCCCGGCGCCCGGTCACCGGGTCGAGGATGTTGAACATCGTCTGGTAGCCCCGGGTGCGGGCCTCGAACTCGGGCTGGACGTAGCGGTCGGCCGAGAACTCCATGATCGTCCCGGCCGGCAGCAGCCATTCCGACCACGCCTCGGCGATCATCTGGGCCAGCGGGCGCAGCGTCGCCTGGTAGTGGTGCAGGAACAGGCCGGTGACGTTGCTGTAGGTGAGCGACCCGGCCATCGACACGTTCACGAGGAAGGCCGGGACCCCGAAGGCGGCGCAGATGCGGCGCTCGTCGAACTCGCGGAGTCCCAGCAGCGCCATCTGCTCGGGGTTGAACGAGAGCGGTTGGAGCTCGAAGGCGTTGCCGAGCACCGCCGGCGCCCCGTCGCGCCGGGCTGCGGCCGCCACCCAGCGGGCCTGTGCGTCGGTGGCCTGGCTGGCGTCGATGTTGCGGTTCGCCTTGAGCACGGCCCAGGGGATGCCGCCGCGGGTCGACAGGTTCATGGCGTAGCGCTCCAGGGCGGCCGCGGTCAGCATGGAGCGGGCGGCCCAGTCGAGCGGGCTCACCCCGTGCAGCTGGCCCGAGACGGTCTGGTAGCGGATATGGCAGATGTCGGCGGGGTCGACCGGCACCCCGTCGACGAGGTACTCGACGCCGCCTCCGATCCAGTCGAGCGCCACCACGTCGGGGTTCAGGTTGACGAAGCGCTGGGGGAAGCCGTCGGCGTAGCGGGCGGTGCAGTAGGTGTAGGCCTCGCCGCGCATCTCGAGGCTGTTGACCGTGGCGTGCATGAAGTCCGACCAGCCCGAGTAGAGGCCCGGCTGGGGGTTCGTCGCCCAGGGCGGCAGGCTGATCGGCTGCGTGCCGTTGAGGCCGTAGCGGGGGAAGCTGGCGAGCTGGCGGGAGTTGAGGTCGATGCACGTCATGGCGGTCGAGGCCCGGGCGATGAGGACGTCGGCGGGGGACCACGCGCCGCCACCGGTCATGTACGGCGTCTCCCAACCGGCCGGCCAGCCGTCCCAGGCCTCGGCGTGCCAGAGCGGGAACAGCTGGGCGATCGGGTCGACCATGACGTCGCCCGGAGTCGCCAGGGGCCCGACGGTGCCGGGCGTGGCGTTGGGGTTGGGGTCGTGGAGGCGCGGGTCGATCTGTGGGTACTCCGAAGCGCGTTGGTGGACCGCCCGGCGGTCGCGCACGATCAGGCCCGAATCGGTCTCGTACTCGACCGTCATCGGCCCCGTCGCGGTGTGTGGTGCCGCGTGGCGATCCCGGGGTAGCGGCGGTTGACAGCACGCTCGACGGTGCGGTAGGAGCCGGCCGTGTTCGGGCGGGCGGCGTAGGACAGGGCGGCCCGGGCCCGCTTGGGCGAGTCGATGGGGTAGGCGTTGCGCCCCTTGCCGCCAACGCGAGAACGCTTCGGGTACACGACTTTGGAGGCGGGGAGCGCTGCTCGGCGTCGGGCGCTGATTGCCACGGACGCCCAGAGTAGGCCAGCGTCGCCGCTAAGGGCTTAGAACCGCGTAGTTACACGTTCCCCCGTCCTGACGCCCCAGAGGGGCGCTGAGGGGCCTCACCAGACCTGGGCGACGGTCTCGGGCTCGGTGGGGTGCTCGAGCGCCCAGGTCGCCGCGGTCGCCGCCACCACCGGGGCGATCGAAGCGCTCGCCCCGCGACGCGTCCAGGCCCAGCCGCCATCGCCACTGTCGCGCCCGGGGGCGATCTCGGCGGCGGCGCTCAGGGCGGGGTGAGCGCCGATG